AAGCAATCCTTGAGTCTGGTGCCGGATCCTCAAGACTGGCCATCGAAGGAAAGAACCACTTTGGTCTCAAACACCGGAGCTGGGATGGTGACATGGCCGGAGAAATCAAAGGCATCATCTATGCAAGTGACGATTGCCCTGACCGATGTGCCTTTACGAGCTTCAAGACAGACTGGGCCGGATGGCGCGCCCATAGCCTCGTTCTAAGCGCAGATAGATATAAATCTGTCCGAGAGGCAGACAATTACACAAAAGCCGCTCAGGCCCTCTCTGAAGCAGGATACGCAGGTGACCCTCACTATTGGAGGAAGTTGGTACGCGTGATTGAGAAATACAAGCTCTTCGTGCTCGACCCAAGATAATTCTCGTTGTGATTTAGTTGAATGAATGGCTCCGACCCTGACCAGGTCGGGGCTTTTTTCTACCCCAAAAAGGGTAATTTTCAAAAATAATTCACAAAAAACTTGCGTATTGTTATACAATGTATTACATTTGTACAACACAACGGCAATAACGCCATAACACCTAAATCATTCAAGCCATGGACTCAAAAGAATTAGCAACAAGATTAACTTGGACAGTATTTGAGTTTTTCGTGATCCGTTCACAGGTAGCATCTTGCGAGAAATTCCAATACGAATGTACGCACTTTACAAAAGACGAAGATGAAGCTAATAAGGTTTTTGAAGATCTCAATTCAGAAAAAGACGCAACTGAGAGTTATGAAATTTGGTACAAAGTAGGTGATCAGATTTGGTCTTATAGCAAGCGTATAGTTTAATCCACCACCCTAATTCTCTCAGAGCCTCGGCCCATTGGTCGGGGCTTTTTTATTGCGCCCGAATAACTTCAAACGTCACATCATCCCTGGTCGAAAAGTAAAACCTCAACCAATACCCTCCGAGTGGCTTTGGCGGAGCTCCGCGCTCAACGTGCCAGCCGACCCCATCCAAGTATTCCTCCTTGTAGGTCGGTAGCTGAACGTGGTGCTGGGTTGACAGATACGGAGTGTTGACCTTATTGATTCGCTCCTGCACAGTCTCCAAGTGCCAAGCCTCATGAATGTGGCCTGTGACGATGATGTTAGCGTCTGGGAGATAGACAGCCCTTCTGTTTGTTTGAATCACTCCCTTTGTGACCGGGCCACCACCACCAGAACCGTGATGGTAGAATAGTCGAAACTTGCGAACTCTGCCCTCATTTGAATGAAACCGAAATACTATCCATCCCGAGTAGGCCCCAAGCTGCACATCACTCCCATCAGTATTCAGTCCGTCAACAAGTCGCTTCAGCACATCAGTCTCCTGGTGCTTGATGATTGCGGTCTCGTGGTTCCCGTAAGTCATCGCGATGTAGTTCTGAGAATACGGCTTGTAGAAATTGGTGGCATCGTCAACCACGCGGTCATAGTAGTTGCCGCCTTTGTATTCCTCTCTCAGATCTCCCTTACTGCCTCGTCTGTCATTTTTCCCTTGCATGACGTCAAACAGGTCACCGAAGCAAAAAATACCAGCATTCCTTTCAACTGCCTTCTCATGGTGCCGCTTGAGTAGATTACGGTCACAATGGGTAGAGTCATAGTGCTGGTCGGCAGTCAGGAGAAACCACTGCTCGAAGTCTTTGCCGAAATTATAGTCGCAAGAGACCTCAATACATCTATCATTAACTTTTAGAATTTTCATCTGTCAGATTTGAGATAAAAAAAAGGACGCGGATTCGACCGCGCCCCTACACCATTTTCCAAAAAACCATGAAAACATGAAAAGCATCTATAACTTGAAGCCGAGCGCCTGAAGAGCCGCCCCGGCAATGAGGCCAAAGATGCCACCGGGCAACTTGACCTCAATCTTTTTGTCTGCGCATTCCTTAGCGGTCTCTTTGACCTGATCCCATACGATTTGAAGAAGTTCAACTCCTGACTTGAAATCAAGCTTGATGACCTCCTGCCCTGTGGCTGGGTCTTTCTCGTATTCAATTTCTTTGTCGAGCTTTTTGGCAAGCTCTGCGATGTTGGCTGCGTAGCACTCTGTATTAGTGAGTACGTCTTGAATTTTTGCTGCTGGCATGATTGTTTGATTTTTATTTGATTTTATTCTTGATTTCAGAAAGCACATCGGTATTCTTTTCAATAGTTTCAAGCATCTTTTCTCTTTCCTCGCGGTAAATTTCAATGATTTGGTCATTACAGGCTCGGACTTCGGTTTGCAGCTTTTCGTATTCTTGATTAACCTTCACCCGATATTGGTGATTGTCGTATGCGAACCATGCCGCCACGCTCATCATTAAAGCGACACTAAAGCCTTGGGACTTGAGAACTTCGGTAAAGATTGGGATGAGTTTGAGCAGCATGGGGGGTTGATATTTTTGGGTTTGTAATTATCTGCGCCTGCGAAGAATGAATCTGCCCTTTGACCCATCGCCTACCCAAAGATCTCCACGAACTTTGAATATCTCAATCCTCTCGTTTGCATTCTGACGGTCGATGACAACCGACCAGGTCGATGATAAAGGGACATGGGTAAAGTAAAGTGTATTCTCAGCATCTCTTGCCTGACCATTTTGATTAAGGTTGACAACCACAATCTCAGAGCCATAGCGCAAGACATACGAGCCAGCCATCTCAGCCCGAACTTGTGGCATGACTTCAGTCCGATATGAGTCAGTTCCAAATACCTCTTCAGCCTTTCGCCTGTAAGCAGCACCGCCTTGAAGTGAACTGATTTTCATGCCCTCGTATTCGCCCACTCTATCGAAGTAATCTTTGACCTTTTCATGTAGGTTTCTAATAAGCGCAGCAGAGTCAAGTACCTCAACCCTGACATAGTAATTACCAGCCTCCACATCTCCGATGGTGTCGATGAGTGTATACTGGTATGCATAGTAATTGGCCTGCATAAACGAGGTGTCAAATGTCATGGAATCACCTACCATGACAGTATCAATCACCATAACCGAATCAATGACAAGTGTGCTGTCTTTCTGGACTCCAAGGAGTGGATCACTTTGGCCAAAGCAGATGACTGGAAGGAAAAGGATAAAAATAATTAAGTTTTTCATAGTTATTGATTTATGTTAGTGTATATAGTATTTCCATCTATTGTGTAAAGTTCTAATCTAAATCCGCTATCATCGCCAATTCGAAAAATTGTTATTGCATTTCCTAATTGACTTATCCATGTATAGTTAGAATCTAAATTAACATCAACTGCATTTCCATTTCCTGCAGCAAACAAACTAATCGTATATTCAGAAGCGTAGTTTGTATTATCTGTAAATACATTAGATATATTTAAAGTATACCCATTAGTGAATGGTCCCGTTGGAGTTACGTTATGTATACCATGAGGCTGATTTCTCAAATCAACAGTTACTGTACCGCCTTCAGTTACTGTATAATTTGTATATAGAGGTCTTCTTTTATCTACATATTCGAATTCATTGTCTTCTGATATAGCAATTAGTTTATTTGAATTTGATTCATCAAGAATGTATTGTGTTGGATTTTGGTCTTTAATGCAACGCAAAGAAAGGCCGTAAGTCCTAAAAAACGGCAACAAACCGGCATCACTTGCAGTAAAGCTAAGGTATCTACTATAATTAGTAGATACTGAGCTTGACCAGTATGCACCGCCCGAACCCAAATTAAAGGGGCTTCCAGAGCTAAAATACCTTCCTCCCGAATTTGGCAATTTTAGTGGAGATAAAAATGCACCTGCACTATTGGTGCTTGACCAAGTAGATATTTCTGCATTTAATTCCGATTCAGTAGGCACCCTGTATCCTGTCGGACAAGGATTATTGATGCCATCTATACCTTGCCAAAGAGTGTCATTTTGTGTAGCAAGCCAATCATATGGGGAAAAAGACTCGGTAATAAATTTTCCATCCCATGTATTTCCTAAATTTGGCGCAGCAGTTGTCGCATTTGTAGATGTTGTTGCACTATTCCTGCATTGATGACCATCAGCGAATCTGCCCCATTGTAATGAATCTCCATATGCACTTGTATCGGTTGAAGAAATAGCTACTCTTGAAGCCCCAAGATTTCTATCCATCCAAACCCTGCCAGTTGTAGATGTCACAGATTTAATTTTTGTGATATCATTTGTATCACAATGCACATATCCGTCAGGATAATCAGAAACAACATAGCTAACAACAGCTGTATCTCCTCGAGTAATATTTTGAACAATATTGAAATGTCTAAAATATATCGAATCGGTATCTGTATTATCAAGGTATTTTGATAGGTCAACATCTTCAATTACATCTGCAAGCACACCGGATCTATTTAGTGTAATTCTCCAAGTGTCGTCATCTTCAGGGTCAAGCATTGTAATTGATTCCACATAGTTATTATTATCAACGGGTACTTTCCATGTACCATCCATGTTTAAATAATAATCATCCGGTCTAACAACACCTATTGAATCAGGTACAAGACCTCTTGTAATTCCATCATATACATCAATAGTAACGTTAGAGCTATTTGTCAATGTTAATAATCCCGTATCCTGCGTCCAACCAAGTTGCTGGTCATCGGTGTTTACAGAAGATATATTAATTGGCTTCCACCCAAGTGTTGACTGGACAATCGTATCATACACAAGGATTTGGTCAGGGCTCATCGTGTAGATGCTATTCGGATATTTTACAACCTCATTGCCTTGATTTGAGAGAAGCACATGAGTGGCATAGGAGGAAGCATTTACATCAAAGGTGGCCTCCCATGGCGTGTTTATTCCATCCCCTGTGACTTGCATGTAGTCTCCTGCATTCAAGGTTTGAAGCTCTGATGTGTCTGAACTCGTAATGTCAAGCGTGAAAAAGCCCGGGCTCGGTTCAGATAATGAAGTTGAGATATTGCCGACTCCGTTGAAAAACACAGTTCCATTTGAAATCAAATCGGTATTTGCAGCATCGTCTCGTATCGTCCAAGCCTCATTTGTAGCACTTGCATCGGCATCATTCACATCGTCTGTAATGGTGACAGTCAAACCTCCGTTTGACAAAGTAATTTCATCATTTCCACTTGTGCCTGCTGACCAGCTCAAAGTCTGAATCTCATTGGTCACCGAGCTGTCCCCATCGAATACCTCATCCGCAGGAAAGACTACGGAAAGCGGAGAACCGGCCGTACCATTTCCTGTCAGCGTTGTATCAGTCTGAACCACATCATCACCCCAATCATCACCAGGTACATAGACCCCAAGCGTTCCATTTCCATCTGTCAAGTAAATTGTATCATTTACAAGACTCAAAGCTGAATTGTAGCCGGAGGTGTCGGTATTGTCAAGATAAACAGATAAGTCAACCCCAGAACCTCTATCAATCAGTAATGAATCACTCACAATGCTTAGGTTCTGCTCATCTGTATCTGGAATTAACCTAATTACATCTCCACGATTTTTGACTAAGATAGTACCAAGACTATCTACTAAAATGCTATCAGTATCTGTGTTGTCCAAATATGCAGAAATATCAATCCCTGTGCCGTTTGATATCTTGATTGAATCGCCAACCAGACTCAAGTTCTGAAGCTCGTTTATAGTGCTTCCATCGACCTCAGTCTGTAGATACCTCCCATCAAGGTCTATGGTTTGGCTTGAGCCGTTTGTGATTCCGACAGTCAGGCTTCCTGTGCCTGTGTCGAATGTCAATCCATCAATGTCCTGTTCATCTAAATCATCAGCTGGTTTCCATGTCATCAAGGCATCGTTCCATTTTAGAACCTGTCCATCTGTTGCGTCTTGTTTTGCTAATTTTAGAATGCTTCCTGTTGTTCCATTGCCATCAAGTGTTGAATCTGATACAACCACTTGAGTTCCCCAATCATCAGTTTGAACCTCAAATGAGACATTAAAAGTATCATTCGGCGTTATAAATATGATGCTATCTGCAACGCTATAAATTGAGTCAAATACACTAACTGAAGTCAATGAACGCTTAAGTTGACCATCTGAAGTGATGTATACATTTGAACTGTTGTTTGTTGTTGCATCATAGATTCCTTCGATGTATGTTTTATCGTGGTTAGAATTTCCGATTGTGATGCTGTTTGATCCGTTGCCAATTGCTTGGTCTCCAATCACTATCTGATTAGATTGGCTATCAAGTTGAGGTCTCGAATCGTAGCCTATAAATATTGAATTATCTGAGTCTGTGTTGAGTAAAAAGTCACCTGTGTATCTGCCTGCTTGATACCCAATGGCTATGTTATTATTCCCTGTTGTGTTGCTTACTAACCCAAGATGTCCGTTGGCAGTATTGTGACTTCCTGTTGTGTTATTACCTAGCGCAAAATATCCGTTGGCTGTGTTATTAATTCCTATTGTGTTTGTGTATAAAGAAAAATATCCATTTGCTACATTATTAGTTCCTGTTGTGTTGGATCGTAAGGCATAAAACCCATTTGCTACATTATTAACTCCTATTGTGTTACTGTATAATGCTTGATACCCATTGGCTATGTTATTATTCCCTGTTGTGTTACTGTATAATGCCTGAACCCCTGTGGCTGTGTTATAATCTCCTGTTGTGTTACTGTATAATGCAAAAGATCCGTGGGCTGTGTTATTATTTCCTGTTGTGTTACTGCGTAATGTTTGATAGCCAGTGGCTGTGTTATTATTGCCTGTTGTGTTAAGGAATAATGCCTCACCGCCATTGGCTGTGTTTCTAAATCCTGTTGTGTTACTGTATAATGCTGACACCCCGGTGGCTGTGTTAAAAGAACCTGTTGTGTTACTGTTTAGTGCGAAATTCCCGGTGGCTGTGTTCACAACCCCTGTTGTGTTACTGTATAATGCTCTATCCCCGATGGCTGTGTTAAAATACGCTGTTGTGTTGTTATAAAGTGCCTGATACCCATTGGCTGTGTTCTGATATCCCGTCTCGTTGTTGTATAATGCCATACTCCCGATAGCTGTGTTACGCGTGCCTGTTGTGTTGGTGTATAATGTCCTATATCCGGTGGCTGTATTAAACCCTGTTGTGTTAGCTGACCCTGCATCTGTCCCAATAAACACACTACCTGACCCATCATTCAAATCCAACTTCCCATCAATTTCCACATCCCCCACAACATCTAATTTTTCAGATGGAACATCAGTCCCGATACCTACGTTACCTTGTAACCGTGTTGTAACTATTGATGAGTTACCAAGCACTGCGGTATTACTACCTAAACCTCTTGCTCCTGAACCTATTACGATTTGGTTGGTTTCAATGTCTGCATTTGGTCTTGAATCGTAGCCTATAAATACGGAATTGTTTGGAAGTGTGTTGTTTGCACCTGTACTTGTTAGATATCCTGCTTGATATCCGTTGGCTGTGTTAAAATTACCTGTTGTGTTACTGTATAATGCCCACACCCCGTTGGCTGTGTTAAAATTACCTGTTGTGTTACTGTTTAGTGCTTGATATCCGTTGGCTGTGTTAGCATATCCTGTTGTGTTGTTGCGTAATGCTTGAAAGCCATTTGCTGTGTTTTGATATCCTGTTGTGTTGTTGAATAATGCCTGATACCCATTGGCTGTGTTAGCATATCCTGTTGTGTTATTGTATAATGCGTAAACCCCGGTGGCTGTGTTAAGAGTACCTGTTGTGTTTCTCAATAATGCATGAAACCCGTTGGCTGTGTTAAAATTTCCTGTTGTGTTAAGGTATAATGCTTGATACCCATTGGCTGTGTTATAACTTCCTGTTGTGTTACTGTATAATGCTTGAAGCCCATTGGCTGTGTTATAATTTCCTGTTGTGTTACTGTATAATACATGAAACCCGTTGGCTGTGTTTTCAAATCCTGTTGTGTTACTGTATAATGCTTTAGTCCCGGTGGCTGTGTTAAGAGTACCTGTTGTGTTTGACCGTAATGCCTGATAGCCAACCCCAACATTTTGATTATTACTTCCATCATCATTTAACCCTGCATCTGTTCCAACGAACACGCTATTCCCACCATCATTCAAATCAATCTTCCCATCAATCTTCACATCCCCAACCACATCCAAAACCTGAGAAGGACTTGCAGTCCCAATCCCCACCCGATTGTTTTCCCCGTCTATTAAGAGGGTTGAATTATCGAATGAAAGTTGTTCTGTGATTCCTATTTCTTTGACAAGTGCGTTGAGGGAGTCGTTGCGATTATCATAGATTCCATTAGGTGCGCCTAATTGTTTTATGCAGCGGACGGGGTTGCCGTTGGCCCGGGCCCCGTAAATCAAGTCAACATCGGTGCTGTAGATGCGCAGGATGCCGGCAAGAGACCCCGAGACTGAGCTTGACCAGTAGTAGCCGTAAGACCCGACATTTAAGAAGTCACCGGAGCTGCGTAGGCGGTTGCCCGAAGCTGTCAATTTGAGTGGCGAATTAAATGCTCCTACACTTGTATTTGGACTAAAAGTATTATCCTCTGCTTGCCATTCTGATTGAGTTGGTAATCTATACCCACTTGGACAAGGATTGTTTATCCCATTAACTCCTTGCCAAAGATTGTCATTTTGTGGATCAAGCCAATCATTAGGAGATACGCCTTCGGTTATAAATAGAGAATCCCATGCGCCTCCTGTAAATGGTTCAGCCGTTGTCGCATTAACAGAAGTGGTATCTGAATCTCGACATTGATGCCCGTCTGCGAATCGGCCCCACTGAAATAAATCTCCATACGAATTGGCATCAGTTGAGGAAGTTGCGACTTGACTCGCTCCAAGGTTCCTATCCATCCACACAGCCCCTGTGGTTGAAACTACTGGATTTACTTTAGTTGGTTCTGCACAATGCACGTAACCATCTGGATAAATTCCCTCGTTGCTAATTAAAATGGTATCCCCTCTTTGAATATTTTTTATGTCTCCATAATAATTTATGTAAAACGAATCAATATCTGTGTAGGTTGACTCCATCAATCTTCCATCTGCCGTGATATGCACATTTGGTGCGCTGCCTGTTGTTTGGCCTTTGATTCCTTCAATGAAGGTGGAATCGTGGTCTGCATTTCCTATTTTGATACTGTTTGACCCTTCGCCTCTTCCTTCGTAGCCGATGACTATTTGATTTGTTTCAATATCTGCATTTGGTCTTGCGTCGTAACCAATGAATACGGAATTGTTTGGAAGTGTGTTTTCTGCACCTGTACTTGTGTATCTACCTGCTATATTTCCGGTGGCTATGTTATTATTACCTGTTGTGTTACTGAGTAATGCTAAATATCCGGTGGCTATGTTATTATTACCTGTTGTGTTGTTGCGTAATGCTTGCCTACCGTTGGCTGTGTTAAAATTACCTGTTGTGTTACCGAATAATGCAAAATATCCGTTGGCTGTGTTAGAACCCCCTGTTGTGTTGTTGCTTAATGCAAAATATCCGTTGGCTGTGTTATAAATTCCTGTTGTGTTACTGCGTAATGCCTGATATCCGGTGGCTGTGTTCTGATATCCTGTTGTGTTATTCCTTAATGCTTCATAGCCAACGCCCACATTCCTATTATCACTCCCATAATCATTTAACCCTGCGTCATCTCCAATAAAAACACTCTGACCCCCATCATTCAAATCAATCTTCCCATCAATCTTCACATCCCCAACCACATCTAACACCTCAGAAGGACTCGCAGTACCAATTCCCACCCGATTGTTTTCTCCGTCGATTACGAGGGTTGAATTGTCGAAGGACAGCTGTTCTGTGATTCCTATTTCTTTGACAGTTGCGTCAAGTGAATCGTTTCTGTTGTCGTAGATTCCGTTAAGGTCGAATTCGCTGTATTCTTTGATGCAACGCACAGGGAGCCCGTTGGCCCGGTTGGTGGAGCTCAAGGCGGCAATGCTGCTGTCATAGTACAGGATGCGGGAAAGAGACCCCGAGACTGAGCTCGAACTGTAAAAGCCGTTTGACCCGATACTGCTAGGGGCCCCGGAGCCGCTCAAGCGGTAGCCCGCAACTGGCACTTTCAAAGGTGAAGCAAATGCATCTGCACTATTATTAGATGGCCAAGTTGATCTTTCAGCATTTAACTCAGTTTCAGTCGGAATCCGATATCCACCAGGGCAGGGATTATTCACTCCACTCACCCCTTGCCAAAGATTGTCATCTTGCGGAACAAGCCAGTCATTCGGAGAACTTGGCTCAACAATAAACTTTCCATCCCAAGTATTCCCAGCATTTGGAACAGCTGTTGTCGCATTCACAGAAGTTGTATCTGAATCCCTGCATTGATGCCCATCTGCAAATCGTCCCCATTGGTATAAATCACCATAAGAATTTGCATCATTAAAAGCAGTTGCCACTTGACTTGCTCCAAGGTTCCTGTCCATCCATACAGCTCCTGTGGTTGAAGTTACTGGATTGACAACTGTTGGTGTTCCGCAATGGACATAACCATCGGGATAAATGCCCTCACTACTGATATAAAAAGTATCCCCCTGAGCGACCCTTGTGGTCACTCCGTAATAGTTGATGTAAAAGGAGTCGATGTTTGCATCTAAAATAAAGCCTCCATTCTTCGACAGATAAACCGTATCATTCGACTTTGAAATCACTTGAATCTCATTGAGTGAATCCGCATCATCATCAATGACTGAATCTGCTTTTGTCACCCAATAGCCAAGAAGCGAATCGTAGGAGATGAGGCTTCCATCCGTAGGAGATGAGACATCTACGTCATGAAGGTCTCTGAGAGATTCGCCTGTTTTGACTCGCACCGCAAGGGTTCCGTTAGCAGAAGAATCAACTACAAAAGCAATAGGCAATTTCTGATATCCGTTTGATGGCTCTGCGGTTACCCAATCGCCTGCCACGGTTGGTGAGACATAAAGGACTTGGCCTGTGTTATAGGCTGTAAGGTCTATTTGGCGGATCTTACCTTGATGCATGACGTAGCCCTCGGTTCCATTTGGAATGTCATGAGCAGCAACACCGAGCAGATAGTTCGGGTCTGTGTTTCCGTCTGCAAGATATTTCTCAATTAAGAACTTTCCTGAGTTGCCTGTTGCCCCGACAGCCATGACTACCTCACCCTTTTCAATTAGGTCACCCGATTGGTTGACTGTCATCCAGTATTGATCCTGACCGATTTGAATGAGTTGGTCACCAAGCCCACCAAAGACAAGATACCCCAAAGTTTCATCCCAATTGAGTTCAGCCTCATCGGGGCCTGCCTCGTTATTATTAAATGTGATTGAATCAGTCGGAAGCACAAAGCCGCCCACACTGTCTGGATCATAGACTGCTAAGCGAGTTGTACCATCCACCAAGATGAGGGAGTCACCTACTTTTGTGAAGCTTTGATTGTAGCCTGAGGTGTCTGTGTTGTCAAGGTAAGGTGACAAATCAACTTTTAGGTTTCCTATCCCATCAGTCAGGTTGAGGCTGTCATTTTGGATATAAAAGGTAAGGTTATAACCTGACGTATCAGCTCTATCTGTCGGGCTATACCCTGACAAATCAACTGAGGCAGATGCGCCATTTGAAATATAAACCGTGAGCAAGTTGTTCAATAAGACAACTGAATCAATATCTTGTAATTCATTAGTAACTGATGAATCTCCATCAAAGACTAAATCTTCAGGAAGTAACACTTTCAACGTAGTATCTGCATCAGCCAAAAATAATGTATCATTGGTAATACTCAATGATTGGTTACGTCCTGATGTGTCTATTGCAGAAAATGCAAATCCTCCGGTATTGTCATTATATGTAATTACAATATTCGTATGATCTCCATTACTTAATGCAGTACCAACAACATCTTCAACAGCCTCTTCATTTAATTGGAAATAAATATCATTGTCAATAACAACAGGACGAATAGCAGTTGTATCATCTGCATCGTATAAATATCCTGCTTTGAAAGAATTTATAATTGTGTCTGTTGTAGTAAATCCTGATGGTTCTTTGATACAGCGAACTGAATAACCTAAACTTTTATAAAAAGAACCAATAGTAGCATTACTATTTTGAATAACTAAATAACTAACATCATTAGGCCATGAAGTTGAGCTAGACCAATAATAACCAAAAGATTCAGTAGTTAGTATTGCTCCAGAACTATAAAAACGTTGACCTGCAAGTGTTAACTTTAAAGGAGACTCAAAGGCACCTACACTATTATTACTGTTCCAAGATAATCTTTCTTCATTCCATTCAGTTTCTGTAGGCAGTCTATAACCTGATGGACAAGGGTTGTTAATCCCATCTACACCTTGCCATAAATTATCATTTTGGGAAGTTAACCAATCGTTTGAACCAAAAATAAAAAGACTATCCCAAACACCGCCTGTAAATGGTTCTGCTGTTGTTGCTACTGTTGTAGTTGTTCCACTTGTTCTACATTGGTGTCCATCTCCAAATCTACCCCATTGGTAAAGGTCTCCATAAGCTGCTGTATCTGTAGATGATGTGGCTTTTTGTGAAGCTCCTAAGTTACGATCCATCCATGTGCGTCCTGTAACAGGGTTAATAACATCTACAATTTCTGTTGGGCTATTACAATTTACAATGCCTGGAGGTGGTACAGGAGCAAAAGCTGCTAAAAAGATAGTGTCTCCTTGTTGGATATATACAACACTATCTGCTCCAAAGTATACATAGAAGGAATCTATGTTCCCATCTTGGGTTATTGTAAATTTGTTTCCATCTAATTGTACAGCATCACCAACAATAAACATGCTATCTTCAGTAATTAACCGAACTGTAGTATCATTATCAGAGATGTACATAGAGAATGTACCTGCATAGATGGAATCTATTTGGTTTTCAATATCAACAAATTTGTTTTCAATAGAACTTGCAAGTTTAGCAGAAATACATTGATTTAATGGATCACTTACATTTGCAATCCAATGAGTCAATCCACTTTCAGATAATCTTACCAACACACCAATACCTTGAGCAGGTATACCTTGAGATAATCTGTCAGTTACTGTAACTACTAATTGACCTGCAAATTGGTCAATAATATTAGTAACTATATATTCGTTACAATCATCTCCATAGCTAACAGAATTAGTGTACAATACATCATTAAGTTGTACATCATTTCCATTATAAGTGTTGTATGGATGATTGATACTAAAGCTTACATTGTAAGTAGAATCACTTGTAGTTACAATACTAGTTACATCTACTCTCCATCCTGGGTATAATTCCACAGTTTGAGAGTAAGAATATAAGCTAAATAATAAGAATAATATGCTAATAAATATTCTCATGGTATAAATTTGAGGTCAAATGCGGGTTGTGCAAAAAAGGTTTTAGCATCTTGAATTATGTATCCTATTTTAGTTCTGGTAGTAGACCCTGTTTCTACTTCGTATATACCTGTAACAACATTTTGGATAAAGTAATTAGGGCTGTTTTCAGTTGGGACATTAGACCAATTTGCATCATGGACAGTTACTTGTAATGTAGGAACATACGCTGCATAATCTGCATAAAGCCATTTGTCTAAGTATATTATTTCAACTAGTAAGTCATTGTTTGCAGTATAAATATCTGCATAAGGTACTATTTTAATAGACAGTAATCTTGACCCTTCAGGTACTACAATTTGTACTTTATCTCCTACATATTGTGTTGTTAGATTAGCATTGGGTCCCCATATCCACCAAAAGAAATCACTATTATCAGTTCCATAATGCAACTGGTTTCCTCCTGATGAAGACAGTATATTTAATAGACTACCTTCTTTGTCTACATAATATACTAATTCAGGATTATCAGCTGTACCATAGAAGATAAAAGCATCTTCATAGTTATTAGCTGTTACTAGATTTGCAAAATCAGATAACTGTGGGTCACCTGATACTGCTAAATCATCATCTGTAAGTTCTACAACTAAGCTTGCTTTGTCAATCCAAGTACGAGTGCCATTTGGATTTGTACCATATACTTGATATGGCAATGGTGTTTCAACATCATTTGTAAGCTGTATAAAGTTAGAATCAACTTCTACAGAATATCTAACCTTGGAATCAAGATACCCTGTAGTAGGGTCTGTAGAAGAAGACTTTACCCTTTCATCACCAAAAGTGCTGCCGGGGAGATCTGCAAGAAGATCTGATAGTTTTGCCCACCAGATTTTTTTATCTTGAAAATCTCCCCCTCCAGCAACTATATTATCAGGTATATCTTCATCTTTCTTGATTACTGAAGTTCTAATACGCCATTCAGTAGCCATTCAAGATAAATTTTAATTATGCAAAATAAGTAGAAGCAGTAGCTGTTCCCAACAATTGGTGAGTATTAGCACTCTTTAACCAAGTACCAAGTACTTGCTCTAAACCATCATTATTAACAGCATCAGAAGTTGTTCCAGTGTCATTAGTTGCAACAGTAATTGCAGTTTTTGCATCTACAATGGTTTTAGCACCAGGTACTAAAATATTGATGCGAAACTTAAAGTTAGGCTCAATAGTAAGAGTATCAATCTTACGCTCAGTAGTAAGTGTAAATACTGTGTACTCAGTACCATCTGCAATGTAGTTAGGAGGAAGGATAAGAGTATCACTAAATCCTGCTAATTGCATAGTACCTTGTAAAGTAGAACCACTTTCTTCCCAACGAATCTTTAATACTCGTGAGCTGTTTAATGCGTTCTGCTTAGTAGAAGCTTCAGTTACAGCAACATTCATATCAGTTTGGAAATCACGTCCAAACTCAAGAGCACGAATGTTAGCTTTGCTGTCGTAAATAAGATCAGTACCTACTGAAAGGTCTTCATCTAATCCTACAAACAATAATGCATCAACAGGAGCTACTGAGGTTGGGTCAATAACTTCAATAGTTGAAGTAGCAGTTACAGTGGTATTCGCAATAGTATTGTAGAATGTTTGAAGGAAAGCTTCATTTGCAGTAAATGAATATGTTACTCCGTTAAGAGTCATAAAATCTACTGAATCTCCAACTGCAATATCACCAATAACAGTACCTGCTCCTCCACCACTAATGTCAATTCCTAAACAAACAATCTCGTGAGTTGAATGACGAGGCTTGTTAGTAATTAATTTAGAAAAGCGGTTGTACTTGTGAGCAATGTTTACAAGCAAATCATCTACACCATCACCAGTAACTGCTTTGTAATAAGCAGGTGGAATGCGGTGCTGATTGCGTCCATAATCACGATCCTTACGAATAGAATCTAAAGTAGTATAGATTGAATATTCGTGGTCAGCAGTAGGAGCAGAAAAACTAGCTGCCAAATAAGATGAGTAAGCTTGAACAGGAGCATACTGAGCAGAGAAGCTACGAATCTCACCATTACGAATAATAGGTGAAGAAACATATGCTTTGTCTTCATTGAACCATCCTACATTGTTAGAATAATCTGCACTAGCAGGTGTACCTTGTACAATCTTAATGGCAGGAACTGTAGCTGCAGTATCAGCTGAGTCTACAAAATCTCCTGAATTTAAAGATCCTGAACTGTCAGCTGCAATTACACCTAACTGTCCATCAGCAATACCATTTGTAATAATATTACCTGTAATAGGTAGGGCTTGATCACCCTTAGCTACGAACCAATAATCTTGGTATGTTTTTGAATTAGTCATGATAAATTAACGATTTTCTCGGTTTGTAAATTCTTTCTATTAACATCTAAATAGATCCTTGACAGCTCTTCTACAGCAAGGTCAACAATTAAATAATGATAATCTTCTGGAAGATCACATTCTACTTGAGGTTTGATTGCAATTGGAAAAGGTTCTTCAATAGTAGGGTGAATAGTATAAGTGCCAAGTGCAACCTCATTTGGTTTTTTAATGTAGGTTATTCTAGCTTTAGTTAAACTATACTCCCCATTTGTATACACATATAAACTATCATTTCTAATAACACCAACAGCTCTTTTCCAAGCTTTTGATGGTTTGTAATGATAGTCTTTTAGTTTCCAATCTAAATCATCATGTTGATAAATAAATACATTGTAAAATGCTTTACAGTCAGGATCATATACGCGAGCTTTTCTTAATGACTTAAGTGGGAGAATAGTATCTGTTAGAAAATTAATTCTATAAATATTATCTCCCAAAGGCGTTAAATCAATCTCTGGTTGCTCAGGATATGCAACAACCAAAGTTTGAATCATATCCAATCTTTGTTGAGTAGTTTCAAAACCGAAATTAAAATTCCTTGGGTTTTTGTTATACAGCGCATATTCTGTATACAAAAATATGGCTGTGTTGAGAACAACGTCCACCTCCAAATCTGATAGATTGGGGCGAACATTGTTCCCTAACATGTCCCATTTTCTTTTAACCTCGCTATGTAACTGCTCGATAATCATAAGTCAGCTTGTGTAGTAATTCCTGTTCGTACAAGTTCTTCTTCAAGTTCTTTGTACCAATTATATTCATCAACGTCAGGATTATAGTTAATATATTCTTGGTGGAACATATTGTGAATCTTATCAAGATCTCGTCCTAACCTATATACATTCTCATGGTCTTTCTTAGAAAGCCACAAATACTCAGCATTTGAGTTTACAATAATCCTGTAATTCAAAGCTTGTTTAAACATGTATTTGATGTATAATTTGATTTTACCATCTTTTCCTGCTTTTACAAGATCATACAGTTCATTGAACTTCTTATGCCTTTCTTCTTGAGTTCCTCCGTTTCTAATAGACTTTTGAATAAATACAAATTCTTCAAGTTCATTATCCACTTTGGTTTCAATAATCTGCTTGTCTTTTACTACATTAAGAATACTGGCTACTTGGAACCTTGTAAACTTATCATAGTTAGTAGTCAAGTCTTTAGTATTTGCCATTGTCTCCATGATCTTAGAGCGTTCTGACTTCTTCCTTGCTGTTGCTTCATCATCTGATGCTAAGTAAAACTCATGTTTAGTTACATTAGCTTCTTCTCGTGACTTAGCAACTTTTGGATGGTTTTCCAACAAGAGAATAGCCAATCGCCCTCTTGATGTATTCCCATTAAAAACTGCCATGTTATCATCTAGATACAAAGCAAAATCCTCAAGAACAGTAGGAGCTTTTCCATTATTGTATTTTGCATCCGCAGGTCTTAAATTCTTTACAGAAGTATAAGAGTTCTTTGGTTGATCATCAATAATTTCATACAATGTTTGAAGAGGAAGAGTTTTCCTATCCCTTACTTCTTCATTGTAAATGCTCGCCCAATACTGTCTTGGACGAATGTCATTGGCAATCTGATCAAGCTCTAAGCCATAAAAAGGATTGTCAACAACTTCGTCCAAGCCAGTCTTCAATTTAAATCCGTCAGGAGATGTAAACTTTACTCTAACCTTTGCATTTCTTGCTCTGGTTCTATTAGCGGAGATTCTTTCTCCTGTTGACAGATTAATATCATAATCACTTCGACCCTGCACACTCTTTCGTGGAACAGGAATAACAAATACTTTTTTATTTAATATTTCCGTTAACATGGACTTATATTTAAATTAAATAATTACACTACCCATTCCATACGACCAATTGCTTTTGTATCCCAAACAGCAAGAGAACCACACATAGTACGATAAATACCAGTCTTCTTGTTGTTAGAATAAGCATTACCACCATCTGTGATGGGGCCCCTGCGAATGTCATATACATTAGAAACATGGTAGTATTCATCTACCATATCCTGACATACCATAGTAATGTTTTCACCAGTTGAGCCTTGTGCAGCACTTTCAGTTTTACCAAACTCAAGAATGTCACATGAGAATGATTCAAGAGGTAAGTAAGAACCTGGGGCTGTTTCCCTGTAGATTTGTGGATCATCTTTTAATGGATCATACATTACAGTTACAACAATACCCATTGGCAACTTAATCTTGGTAAACTGAGCACCATATTCAAGCTCGTTAGGGTGAACTCCAATAGGTTCTTTGTTCTCACGAATAAAGAGACCTGGCTCTACAGTTTGGAAAGTAGATGCTTCAGCAGCAATCAGGTTTGACAGATAGCTGATAAAACCAGTACCACCAATCATGTAAGGCTTACGGTTCATAAATCCACGGCGAGTTACAAAAATCTGATGTAAGAAATCATACAACTCGTTAAGTGTCCATGAACCATCGTGTGGGAAATACTGACCATCACGAACAATCTGTCTCCAACCTGGAGCAGTTTTGATTGGATGTCCTGTGTTAGGCTCAGTAGAAATTTCAAGATTACCAAACTCCATCATGAATTCACGATCCATCTCAGAGCGATCTAACAAACGAGCTTCTGCCTTAGAAATAAAGAATCCTGCAGGAATAGTTTCGTTAGTTCCTTTCTTGGTAATATTTGATTGATAAATGTAACCAGAATGGAAACCTCCATCCTTGTAAGTAGCACCTCCCATCTTGTATGGGGCATTATTGTTTTGTCCCTTACGGGCAGCAGAAATTTCCATACGAACAAACTTGTCAGAAAATTCTACTTTGTTGGCAGACTGACCAACTACACCACGCAGTTTAGCCATCTTACCATACTCATCTCCAGCGTAGAATGGGTTATCTTCGTCACCCACCTGAGAAGAAACACGAATGAGAGTAGCTCCTTCATCAATTAAAGCTGAGTCAATGTAAGCATTAGGGTCTGAAGTCTGCAACTTACAAGTAATTACATACTGATAAGGCCCCATAGATTCAGGTGTACCAACAGATACAACCTTAATTAAAGGTGCATTGTCATCCTCAGTCTTTAAGACCATTGGATTTTCAACGTGTGGATGATTCAATACAATACGGAAAGTTTCTTGTCCACCCTTGCCAATTTGAGTGCCAGATGATTCAAGCATACCTGTGACACGATACTCAATGAGTGCATCACCTACAACTTCCCACTCGTACTCATCCTTACCACCGGGAATTGTGTAATAGTTTCCTTTGGCCATTGTATGCCAAGTCCACTTTTTATTCACCATTTCACCCATGAACTCAGAAGAGAAAAGACGAGCAGTTTTCACTCCAAATTGGAATGGCTTCTCGTCACGAAACATGGCTGCATGTGAATATGAGTCAAAGAAAGTGCCACCAAACTGTTGATATTCGGCAACACTAAGTGCTGTTCTCCTATTCATAATAAATTCGAGTTTAATTAAAAATTAAAAATTAAAGTAAAAAATTAGTCTGCAAATTCAATATCATTCAAAGATTTAACTTTAGTACCAAAACCCTTATCTGACCCAGAAAGATTCCCTGTACCTCTAAAATAATTCATTAAATTCTCTTTTGTTTCTTTCACACCGTCTGAAACTGAGGACTTTTTATAGTTATCTAAATTAAATGTACCATCTTCAGGATTAAAATAAGACATAAAATCTAACAGCTGAACTAAGCCTCTTGGATGATTATAAATGCTTTCAATTTTATTTTTAAAACCACCTTGTGCAAGTTCATTATAAACAATTTGCTTACGCTTATCCATCCATCCAGTTTCATTAATTGCTTCTACAAAACCCTTTTGAAACTCTTCAATGTTACGTTCAGCTTGTGCTCTTTCTTCTTTAACCTTGTTAACCTCTTTTTCTAAGTCCTTGGTTTTTAAAGATAAATCCTTTTTAAAGGCAGCTAAAGCTTTTTTCTTAAGTGTGCCTTTATCCTTATATAACTCAATAATCTCTTCAATCGTTTCTTCATCATCTCCTTGTTCCATAAGTTGCTTTGTCAAATAATCTTCAGCAACAGACTCATCATTAAAACTTTCTTCAGTCAAATCTACATTTGCTGCTTCAGCACGATCAATAATTTTTCTAAATTCATCTGGAGTAAGATCATTCCCTTTTGTAACAACATATTCCAATACCTTAGAAGTAACAGGGTTTGGAGAATTTACAATAGCTTGCAAAATAGCTTCTTGTGATTGCTGAAGTTTTGTTGCATTTTCATGCTCTAATATTTGAGCTAGTTGATCATAACTACCATCAAAATCTTCATACTCATTTGCAATAAAACCCTTGTCTCGATAAAACTGATACAATCCTGATGCTTCACCGTCTGCAGGCTTAGAGCGTTTTGTAGTTTGTTTTGGTTCTTCATCTTCTTCTTGAGAATCAGGTTCATCATCAGGTTCTTCATCACTAAATTGATTTTGAAATTCTGAAGCAGAAGGTTTTCCTAGAATGTCTTCTTTTTTTTCATTGGTGGTTTCATCACCTTTGATTTCATCATCTATAAAGTCAAAATCTGGTAATACTAAATCTTCCATAGTTCTTGTTGTTTAATAAATTAAGAAGGTCTTTGACCTTGTTGTTGTTTCATATTAGTTTCTCTTTCTTTTCTATTTTGTTCGCGTTCTTTGATGTTCATATCTTGAATTGTTTTAGCAGCTTCAAGTTCTCTTGGAACATCATCATTATCACTGTCTTTATCTATCATATATTTCTGAAGATCCATTGCTTTAATTTCTTTATCAATTTCTCCTTTAACCATAATCTTATTAATCTCAACTTGTTCTTTCTTCTGCTCAGCTTGCATCATTGCTTGTTGTTGCTGTTGTTGCATTTGCTCCATTCTTTGCTGCTGCTCATTAGAAGCCATAGTTATCTTCTTGTGTATTTTTTCAGGAGACTCTTTTTTAATTATAGACAAAAACAAATTAGAAAGTGTTTCCATTCCCTGTCCAGCATTTTGAGCAAATGCATGAGCAGATTGTAACATATACTTTCTGTACTCTTCATTGTTTGTTTCATCTCCTATAAACACTCCAATATCTTCATGATCTAATATATCAGGAGTAATCTTTAGTACTTTCTTTACTCCTTCAGATGATACATAGTTTAGAAAATGTTCTTTTCTATTAGGATGTTTTCTAAAGAAGTCAGTATAATACATTCTAAACTGACGAAGATATTCATTTATTAAATCTTTCATTATTTCATTAAACTCAATAAAATAACTTTCAGACATAGTATATCCCTGCTGTACAGCCATTTGATTATCAGAAGCATTACTGTTTGGTTCAATAACACCTTCTGCTTGTGGTGGTACAAGCATTTGCATTCCAATCTCTCTATCTAATAATTCAAGGAACTGTTGCATTTGTATAATCTCACCAAATGCACCTGCCATTTCAGGTCTGACAACAGCACCACTATTGTAATTAGGCATTAAGCCTTCAGTTCTTGATTGAAGTGCATAACCAAGACTTCTTCTCAAGTACATGAACATTGCAATCTTATCAATACCTTCATACAGAGGTTCACCATTTTCATCAGTATGTAAATACTCAGGAATCATATCAACTGATATGTTCTTAATAAATCCTTCGTATTTAGATATTTCTTTTGTTTGAAGAGCTTTTACTGCAAAGTATTGGAACTGAGTATTTAGTGCTCTTTCTACTAATGAAATTGGTTGTGAGTTAAGATTGGAAATAAACCTACCATTGATACCTAATGTAAAATCACCAAATGGATCTCCTGTAAATAATGGCTGATAAGGACATTCTCTAAAATTCCAAATCAATCTGCTACCATATCTTGTTACTTCATACCTGCGAGGAACCCATAATTTCTCAGCAAAACAAGCATTATTGTACTCATCTAAATATTCGTACCGAGTGCTTTTTTGACCATAATCATTTGTAATTCTTGTCTTGGTAGCATCAGCTGGTGGTTTAAAATTAGAAGGTGCTACTTCTGTAATTTCCTCACCATAATCATCAGTTCGTGTAATAAACCAAACTTGACGATATGCTTTAAATTGCAAGTATGTTTTCCAAGTAAGTGTTTCACTATTAAATCTGCGATTTGTCATAGAACCCATACCGTGTCCTACTTCTCTGTCATCCGCATAATGCATTGTAGCTGATGCTAATAGCTCAGATCTTTCAGCTTTTGCATCAGGTCCAGGTTCATGATGTTTGTTTGCTCTGTTGTTAGATGAGCCAGTAAAAGTAACGAGTTGTTCTATTTCTTCAGGACTTACTTCATTTCCTATTTCATTATAGACATCTGCTAATGTAATAGGTACTTTAATCCAAAAGTAATCTGCATTCTTAACATCAAATACATCAGGAGATTTGTGAAATCCTACATGTAAATTATTAGTAACAATAGGTTTAGGTTGACCATTTACTTCTACAATACCTACAAACGTACCATCTGTAGCCATTAAATGTTTAAATGCAGTATCTTTAATTTTCCTCCAATTAAACTTCCACTTAAAATACTGAATGACATCATTATAAAATTGTTCTGCTTCACTTTTATAATGTGTTCCTACTAATTGCTCAGGTTCTGGTTGTGTTCTTTGTTTAGCAATATATTGTTCTACATCTTCTTTAGGTACACCTTGTTGTTGAAGTTGAGCTCCTTCAATGTTTAAATTAATCATTTCATTGATGCTGTTGTAAAGCATATTCTCAAGCTCAGCATCTTTTATTTTATTCTCTCTGTCAGAGAGTACCATTGCCTCAATATTATCTCCGCGTTTATGCATCTCTCCAACTTGATACATATACTTAGAGTATATTCTATTGTAAGGTATTAAGTTTTCTGGTTCTTCATCTGGAAGTTGCATATGAATAGGAACTTGGGAACAAAATTCCTCCATATGCTCTTTAAACCTTGTTAAATCATTATTGAGAATATCATAACACCGTTTCATACGCTCATACTGATAAGACACAGTTTGATCGTATGGAATAATGTCATTAATTATTTCCTCATACCATTTCTCATTTTTTTGAGAATCAGGTATTCTAAGTCTTATATCTGCTCGCATATTTACGTTGTTTTACGGATCGTGCAATGGAAATGTAATTATGACTTCTCATTCTAGACATTCTAACTTCTTGTTCTCCAAGAGCTAATGGTATTCCTAAACAGGCAGATACAGCATCAGCATTTACTTTGTCATTGTATTGCTTAATCTGCTTAATTAAAAATAAACATGGAATTCTTTCAATGTTCATTTTGATTTCTGTCTCACCATCTATTGTCAATTCAGTTTCTTCTTTTAACCAGTCTGCGAATTGATCAATAAGTGTAACTTTAGAAGCACCACTAACAATGTATCCAGTTTGAGTTGCCTTTTTTTCAAACATCCATGATCCTTGGCTATATTGGGGTCTTCTACAAAGAAGATCTATCTTTCTTTTCTTTATAAAATATTGTCTTATTCTTTCACCACGGTTTGCTTCATACCACAGTCCTCCAATAGGATTACCATACAAAGCCAAACCTAATTCTACAATTTCATTATATTTATCTAAACCCTCTAAAGGTTTACCAACAAATCCTGCACAAATACAATTCCCTGGCAAACCATGACTAATGTATTTAGGGTTTACAATAAAATATGTAACCCCTAATGATCCTCCTTCATTCCATGAATCAGATACATATGGATCATGTACAGCAAATACTGCATCTTCAGGAATGACTCCATTTATCTTTAATTTCTCAGGTGATATATACATAACAAATTCACCTGATAAATCTTTCTTGTCTACTGATATAGGCCATTCATAAAATGGATCTGGATTAGCTACAATATCATAGTTTACACCATTTGGAGAGCTACTATCTCTATACAAAGAGATAGAAGTACCAATCTTTTTATACAATTCTCCTTTAATAAGTTGCCTTTCTCTAATCTCAGCTTCTTTTGTAGGTAATATATCACCATGCGCCTGTACCCACATATCATCAATATAAAAAGGCGCACCCATTCTGTGGTTTCTAAATACAGAAGGGTCTGATGATTTTTTCTTTTCTTCACGAATAGATAAATGCTTTTCCTTAGCTTCATCTAAATTAGTATTACCATCTTCGTCTTTAAACCCAGGATCTACCATATAACATGGTAAAAAGAATCCATAAGAAGCTTCAGAATCATAATCAGGGTAAGTAAACTCAATACAATTAAAATCCTTAGGTTGAGTAAATACTTTCTTTGCTGGAATAATAGTTTCCATATCACCAGAAGTACCAATACCTGCCTGACCTGCTAACTTTCTTGATGCACTATCAGAAATCATATGCTCGTTAGAACCCCATGAATCAAGCAGTTCTGTATTCAATCCAATCTCTTCATTAATAATATATGTACGTCTACCACCAGCAGATTTTTGAGATGCACCTTTTTGATTAGGTGAGTATGCAGTATTGTATACTCTGTCTCCTGTTTTCTCCTTTGTCCAAACACCACCTTGCTTTACATCTTTACGTTCTTCCCAAGGATCTTCCTTATTGTTAATCTTAATACTACCACCCATTTCTTTCCAAAATGGAGATGGTTCATATTCACTATCAGCTTTTGATTTACCCCAAACACCAAGCTCAGGATAATCAGTAGAAGCCATACAATCCATATTAAACTGTACTTTCTGAAGCAACTCAGTAGATTTACCTCCACCACCAGATGTAACTTCAATAACAGCTGAAGAATTAACTTCTTCTCCTGGCAAATACTTCTTTTGACCAGAAAAACATAAGTCAAACAATATATTACCTATTGCTTGACTTACTGATTTACCACCACCTCGAGAACCTAACTCAATATAATTTTTAGCTTGGTTCCAATAAAGAGGAAACCCTTTTGGTTCTTTATGCAGACCAAAAAGGTTTTCTACTGGACTAATAAACTTTTTAAGTTTACCTTTTTTATTAATCATCTGTAAATACCTATCCTCAGGTATATTAGATGGTCGTTTTGTTGTTGTGCATTCAAATACTGCATAATCAGAAGTGTACTCATCATCTCCTTCAAAACCAGAGAACTTATCCATTATCATACGATAATACATTCTATGCCATTCCAAGTCTCTAATCCTTGGAATACCAATAGTTCGTTCTCCGTAATCTGTCCAATCTTCAAACCTTCCAAATACACCCATAAAACCAATACGACCTGGCACATATCTCCACTGACCAAACTGTAGAACCCATATACCATTAATCATTTTAGCTCGTAACTCTCTCCATATCTTAGTATGCTCAGGATGAAAAGGGTGTACTGCTCTAGGTTTAAATTGGTTCAAAATCTCCGAGAGTGTCCCCGTTTGTATCTTGATCCACTCCATTTACTCCATCTATTATTTCATGTTTAGAAATCTGTGAAAATTCCTCAAGGGAAAGATTACAGGCTATCTTTTCATCTGTTGCCAATGTGATAATAATTTTCTCATCATCCATAGACAAATCTTCAGACGTAAAGTATGGTTCAATATGACTAATAAAATCTACATTAATCATAATCCACATTTCACGTTCTTTCTTATTATCCTTTACTACATATACTGTAGGTAACTTTATCCATCTGACCACATTCGTTGATTTTGCGATTTAAAAATCTTACCACCTCCTTTCTTAACAGTTTTTGCTTTTTCTTTATTAAACTTAATCTCTATCTTTTCATAATTCTCATATACCTTAAGTGCATCTTTTTGCAAAGTATTAATCTGTGAAGCAGTGCCTTTTACTACAATAGTTTTATTATTTATTATTTGAGTGCTATCTAAAGTCAACTCTGTATCTTTGATAAGCTGCGCTCTTTTACGCAATGCTTTCTTTTCTTCTGCCAATGCTCTTTCAACAGCTGTCATACTTTCATAAGGAAACATATCATAACATTCTACAAAAAACTCATTGTCCCAATGTTCTTCAGGTAAAAGAGTTTCTTGCAGCATTGCCTTACGAGTACTTTCATCTGTTTTATAAAAGATATTTTCATCTTCATCAGGGTATAACATATACACAATAGCCCACATCATATCTGATGAGAGCTTCCTATCTTCTACATTCTTAAAAAGTTTAGAGAATGGATCATAGAGTTGATATTGAGGATGAATATCCCAAAAATCTTCTCTATGATCCAAATCTCCATTTAGTTTTAAATACCCCATTATCTAAGCGACAATCTATACAACGTCTTATTAATCAGTTCTAAAATCTCAGTAAGTTTATTCTTTAAAGCTTCATCTTCCATTGTAGGAATTTGCTCTGTTACATAACCACTCAGTCCTGTAAAATACTCAACAGGATTAAAAGACGGAATATCAATAGACTTAGGCATTGATATTTTTCTTTCCATCTTACAATGAATTTCTACAAGATCATCAACCAAGCCTACAATACCATCATAATATTCTTCTAATGTCTTATGTTCTGCATAAGACTTAGTCAATAAATGATGATAGTGACTATAAATCCTTGATTGAAATAAAGTGGTAACTAATGTATTCATAATTTAAATCCAATAAATCCAGCAATAGCTTTTACAAATCCAGGCACTTTAAATTCCAAGTTAATATTAAAGCAAGACAGAATAGCTTTCATACCA